AGGTTTAATCTTGTTTCTACTATCGATTATACATAAGCCCTCGTCATTTTCTTCATCTAAACCATTTAATTTAGATCTAGTTAATAGTATACATATCTTAAGTCTATTTGCCTGATTAAATATTGTTTTTTCTAATTTATCAATACTATAGACAAACTTTTTATCTAATGTATAATTAAATAGTCCTAAATAATAAGATAAATATGGATTAGCTAACATAAGCTTAGGAGTAACATATCTATCTACTGTAGGATAATATAGAGAAGGTTTATTTATAAACTCTGGTGTGTATTTTTTTGAGATATTGAATTCATTTGAACTATTAAACTTAGAAAGTTCCATATTATTTTTAAGATATAGTAGTTTTTCTACCTCAATATATTCTTTGACTAATAAATTATCAAAGAAATATGGGTGACTAGCTAAACTATTCATTAAGTTGGCCAAATCTAATGTTTCATCATAAATTCTATTTAAACTATTACGTTCATAGCTTGATACAGCAACACCCTGTAATACACGACCTATTACTGGAATACTACCCAATAAACTTTTAGACTGTTCATCTTGGGCTATAGCTTGTGCTATAGAGTCATTCGCAATACCTGTGTTTTTTCTAAATATAATATCTTTACCATCTATTTTTACCTGTACACTTGCATGTCCTGGATCACCTAATTTAACTATAAAACCCATATTAGGAACTCTAAAAGTTATATTCTCACTAAACTTGTATACAAAGTATTTAATCTCATTTAAACTGGTAGGTTTTCCATTTTCACCAATATATTTAGTATCATCACATAGCTTAATAAAAATATTACCTGGGTGTAAGTCGTTATGCATTCCCTTTAGTTCTTTTTGATAGAAATATAGTGTATAAAAGATTTGCATTAAGCAATTATTAATATAGTGTTGTTTAGTGAAATAGCTATCAGGAGTTTGTTGTCCACAGCTAATAAACTGGATATATTGTAGCTTATCCACGATGCTGCGAAATGAGTATAGGTCTCCATCTATTTTTTCCATTAGACAATAGTAGTTAATCTTTTGATACTTTTTAATATCGAAAGCGTCATCTAGCTTAAACTGGCTAAGTCTAAGGTTTTTCTTTTTAAGAATATCTTTTAGTTTTTTGAACTTTGCTATATCACTATTTTTTATAGATGCGGAACAAGCCATAAGTTTGTGGTATTGTAGAAAATGTGGATTTTTTCCAGTATCATAATACATATTGAGTAGGTATGCTATTAACATTTCATTTGTTGTCTCATTACATTGAACTATGTTATTATCTATGATATCACAGTTCATCTCTTGGAATTTATCCGCATATACTGGTGGAAATTTCTTTAATGCCAGGTTAATATATTTAGGTTCTTTAATACTATTATCAGTATAGGATATTTCTAACTTAATTGTTTCTTTTTTATTTTTATTAGTAAAGAATTCAGTATTTAGCTTGTGTGGTTCTAATATATGAACACTAATTTCTATATTATCACTGGTATACTTTACTCTATGGGTAGAGATATCAGCAACTTCTATGTTAAACATTTCATTATCTATTTTAATAAATACATGTTCTAGTAACTTATCATTTATATATGGTAATAACTGAACTATATAACCATTAATATCTATTTCATCATCACCAGTTACTTCATATGTTTCATTTATATTATAGTCATCTTCATATACATTAACGTCGTAGATTTGTCCTTGGGCGCCACCTGCTATTCTATATGGAGATTTTTTAGCATCTTCTGGTGTATCTGGTAATAAATCTAATTCACCTGGACAAATTGTTTTAGGATTTTTATAGAAATCTACGATAGAACCTCTATTTAATTTTTTAGAGAAAATATCATAAAACTCATCGTGTAGTTCTGTTTTTAGCTTAAGTGTTTTTTTATTACGTTTACCCTTTTTTAACTCTAATAAATCCTTGGTTAGACTACTATATTTACTACAGAAGTTCATAAATATTCTATAGCTTATACTACCACTATGATTAGAGAACTTAGTTAAATGGTCTATAAATTCATCTATTTGTGCCATATAGCTAATTTTAGGCATACATAGGATTTTTTTAGTTTCATTTACCCAGTTAGATGGCAATAAACTAACAAAACTATCAGATAAACTAGCCTGAATGACCTTGTTTTTCTCATCCCACTCATTACTATTACCAAAAGACATAACTAATAATAATCTAGATAAATCCTCGTAGTATGTGTATAATTCATGTGAAAATATATTGTATCTGGGTGTTAGTCTAATACTATTCATAAAATAGCCTAGATCCCATGAGTAATTTACTACTGATGATAATAGCATTTTTTCTAATAGTTCTCTATAAACAACAGCATTAAACTCTGTACCTAGATAGAACTCTTTGTTTAGTAAGCTTAGTTTATCACCAAAGTTAAACCAATTATTAGTCACGTTTTTTATAAATACTTGACTAAGAGTAAATTTCTCGTTAAATATATTGATATCTTTAAAGTGTAACACTTTATCTTTATAGTTTACTCTAAAGTTAGAACAGTTAGATAAATAGCTAACCTCTTCCCTAACAGAATTTAATTCTACAATAAAACCATAGTTAGGTACACGATAATGCGTTCCATCTATAGTATAGTATATAAATCCGGTTCCATGAATATATTCTTTATCAGATATAGTTCTATTTGAACTACATAATAGTATAGACTGATTATGAATAGTTGAGAAATCCTGATGTCCCCTATCAAATATATGTTTTCTATAAATCCCTTTGTTTTTATCTATTGGTCTAAATACTAAATCATCAATACCAATAGAGTTTAAGTTAATTTTATATTTATCTTTTAAACTATATAGTGATAATAGATACTGTACTATAATGTTATATATAATTTCATCATTTATCATACCATAATCAATAGGAATTTTAAAGTAATTGTTTTTATCTACATTGACTTGTTTGGATAGTTCTTTTAGAGATGGATGTTTATTAGTAGTCTCTAATAGTTTATATATATTGTTAGAGCTAAACATATCTACTTCACTAGTCTTATCAATAGTATATGTTAGACTACCATCTTTAAGAAAGGCTATATTAGTAATTGATGATATCAAATTAACATCATTGATTATTATAGATGCGAATAGTTCTATTAAAGCCTTATTACAGTATATTTCTACTGTGTTATCTTTATAAGCATTAAAGGCACTATTATAAAATGATATGTGTTCTATCACTAAGTCCTGTTTATCTATTAGTAATTGCGATTCTTTATGTTTGCCTATGTTTTTTATGATATCTGTTTTATTAGCTAAGTCTTTTAGCATTTGGGTTGCATCTACACTATATAAATCATCACTAAATGTAGACTGGGTTTTCTCGATATAGCTATCTATACTATCTAGCAATAGTGATTTAAGTTTTTCTCTATTATTAAAGGACTTAATTGAAATGGGTTCATGTATATCCATGTTATATATATATATATATTAGTATAACATAAAAGTAATTACGATTCTTTATGTATTTCTTGTGTTAAAAATTTTGATTTATTTTTATTTAAAATATAGCCTATAATAATATTATTACTATGTTAGCTAATAACAATATAGAATCTATGTCTTCAGAAAAATCTTATGATTGGGAAACTGGAGCATGGAATGTTTTAAAACTAATGATGAAAGAACCTAACTTTTTAATACAACATCAAATAGGTCCTTTTAATGATTTTTTGGACAAAGGATTAAAGAATGTGATAGAACAGTTTAATCCTATATCTCTTAACTATGACTTTGTCTCTAAACAACAATTCTATAGATTTAGAGAAAATTCAAAATATGTACCAAAGGATAATAACTGGATAGAATATGTAGAACTTACCGATATCTACAAGATCTTTAAGGAACACTTTTCTATCATTAATAACAAGGTTACTACCATAGATTTATCAGAACACTTGGGTAATAACAATGATAAAGAAACATTGCTAAAGGCAGAATTCAAAGATTTCATAGAACATCATATTGAGTTTAAAACACTAGATGTGAATAAACATAGATATGATTTAGAGATGAATATCTATTTTAATAGTTTAACTCCACCTACAATATATGAAAACAATGGTTCACAAAAACTTATGTATCCTAATGAAGCAAGGTTAAGAAATTTTACCTACGCATCAACTATATATGTAGATGTAGAGTTTAAGGTAAAAGAGAGAATTGGTGAAGGATTACTAGAAGACAGGGAATCTATTAAAAAAACTATTCCCAAAGTAAATTGTGGTAAATTACCAATTATGTTAGGCAGTAAAGCCTGTATTCTTGCTAATAAAACATTTAATAAACGTATAGACTACGAAGAATGTGAATATGATGAGGGAGGCTATTTTATAGTTAATGGCACTGAAAAAGTTATTGTTGGCCAAGAAAGACAAGCAGAAAATAAAATATATGTCTTTAAAAATTCTAAGTCACAAAGTAAATATTCCTATATAGCAGAAATAAAATCTCTTCCAGACAAGAAAATTTTAACACCTAAAAATATTCAAGTTAAGATAACTAGTAAAGAAGGTATTCATGGTCGCAATATCAAAGTCTCTATCCCACATATTAAACAAGATGTTCCTCTTTTCGTAGTATTTAAAGCATTAGGTATTATAAATGACTATGATATTTGTAACTATATTCTTTTCTCTGTTCCTAAGGAATGCTGGAATGAATATACACAATTTCTTAGATCTAGTTTAGAAGAGGCATCTACAATAAATGATCAAGTATTAGCTAAGGAATATTTATGTAAACACGTAAATATGATGGGATATGATAGAGATAAGAGTGAACGTGATAGACGTATGACATATCTCAATGATATTATTAGAAATGACTTTTTACCACATGTTGGTGATAACTACATGTCTAAGGCTTATTTCTTAGGTCACATGGTCAAGAGATTATTAGATGTATTTCTTAGAAAAAGAGAACCAGACGATAGGGACTCATATGTTAATAAACGTATAGATACCGCTGGCGCATTAATGGCTGGTTTATTCAGACAGTACTATACTAAACTTGTTAAAGATATGAAAACTAACATTAACAAAGAATATACCAGTGGTTCATGGAAAGCTAATAAAAGCTTTGAAAATATTATTAACGCTACTAATATTTATAAAATTATTAAATATTCTACTATTAGTACTGGTTTAAAGTTTGCTTTAGCTACTGGTAATTGGGGTTTAAAAAACAATAATAACAAACAAGGTATTGCCCAAGTGTTAAGTAGACTTACATATAACTCTACTCTTTCACACTTAAGAAGAGTAAATACACCAATGGAAAAAACTAGTAAATTAGTAGCACCACGTAAATTACATGGTACACAGATGATGTATATATGTGGCGCAGAAACCCCAGAAGGTGCTAGTATTGGTGTAGTTAAAAACTTAGCACTATCATGTCACTTAACAAACTATAGTGATATCCAACCATTAATTAATATATTAGAAGGAATGGATGTAGTGAACATAACTGATGTTAAACCAGAGGATTTATATGATACTACTCAGATTCTTATTAATGGTAACTGGCAATTCTCTACTAAACAACCTAAGCGAATCGTTAGTGAACTTATTTTCTTAAGAAGAACTGGTATTGTTCATATTCATACCAGTATTGTATGGAAGATAGATGAAAACACTATTGAATGTTATACTGATCCAGGTAGATGTACAAGACCATTATATATAGTAAAGAATAACCAGTTTGTTATAGATGATAAAGTTAGCCAAGATATAGATAGTGGTAAGTTAAGATGGAACAATCTTATTGTATCTAGTCTTAACTCTAGAGATACTAATGGTCAAAAAGGTCTTAGTGAAGGAGTAATTGAATTCATAGATGTCCAAGAGGAAAATAATTGTATGATTGCTATGACTAAAGATATATTAGCTCAGAATGGACACACTGGAATCAACTATACCTATACTCATGCTGAAATACATCCATCGTTTTTACAAGGTGTTTTAGCTAGTATTATTCCCTTTAGTGACCATAATCAAGCACCTAGAAATACATACCAGTCAGCGATGGGTAAACAAGCTATGGGTATCTATGCTACTAACTTTAGATATCGTATGGATACTGTAGCACATATTCTTCGTTATCCACAATTACCTATTATTAATAGTAGAGTTATTAAATACTTACCATCTAATGATTTACCAGGTGGTATTAATGCTATAGTTGCTATAGCATCTTTCTCAGGTTTTAATCAAGAAGATAGTATTATTATGAACCAAAGTGCTATAGATAGAGGATTATTTGTCAGCGATCACTACCACACATTTAAAGATGAAGAGAAAAAAAGACAATCTTCTAGTGTTAAGATGCAAGAAAAATTCGTTAAACCTAATGGTAAAAACACATTAGGTACTAGGGGTAATAACTATACCAAAATTAATGATAATGGTTTACCAATAGAAAATAGTTATGTAAAAGAAAATGATGTAATTATTGGTAAAGTTCATCCAGTTCATTCTAAAAAAGATGATAAAGAATTGTTTAGATGTTGTAGTACTACAATAGCTGCTGGTGAAGAAGGCTTTGTAGATAAAGTAGTTGTTTCTAGAAATGGTGATGGTTATAAATTTGTAAAGGTTAGAATTAGAGTTTCTAGAAACCCAGTGATTGGTGATAAACATGCTTGTTATACACCAGACCACGAAGTATTAACTAAAAATCGTGGTTGGATATCTATAACTGATGTTAAATTAGATGATACTATGGTTTCAATGAACCCTAATACTAAAGAAATATCCTATGAAAACCCAACAGCTATTCAAGAATATGATTATAATGGTAATATCTATAATATACAATCACAACAAGTATCACTTAGCGTAACACCAAACCATCGTATGTATGTTAAACCAAGAAGTAGTGATGATTATAAAATAGTATTAGCAGAAGATTTGGTTAATAAAAAAAGAGTTAAATATTTAAAAAATGCTATCAATAATAATATTGGTTTAGAAAGTTTCACTATAGATTCAACTGTATATCCTAATAAAAATAAAATTATACCTCAAGCCAACTATCCAATAAATGATTTCTTAACATTCTTTGGTATATTTATAGCAGAGGGTTGGGTAGAAAATGACAGAGATAGTTTAAGAATATCTATAGCAGTAAATAAGCCACGCGTAGTTGATGCATTAAATATAGTTCTTACTAATATGGGATTAAAAGTACCATCAATATGTTCTAATAAAATGCATATTAGTAATTTTCAATTAGCTAGCTATATGCAACAATTCAGTGTTGGAGCTATTAATAAATTCTTACCTGAATGGATATATAATTTATCTCAGGAACAAGCCAGAACATTACTTAATGGTTTATGCTTAGGTGATGGAACATTAAATAGAAATACTTTAATGTATTATAGTTCTTCAAAAAGACTAATTAACGATGTTCAATCTTTATGTTTATTAGCAGGTTGGTCTGGTAATATTTATATAAGAAGCGAAGCTGGAACTCCATATGCTATTGAAAATCGCCAAGGGTTTACTAATGCAACTGCATATCAATTAACTGTAGTTAAAACTAAAAATAATCCAGAAGTCAATTCTAAAGATAAATTACAAGACAAATT